CCTCACTGTCCATCCTGTACACTACTCAAGGAAAATGCATTCCACAATATAAGTTAGGCTAGGACACCCAAGGAAACCTCACTCGCCCTAAACCATATATATATATTCATACATATTGTAACTTATATAGGGTAAGCTATCAGAAAACTAGGCCATGCGTGTTCCATGTATGTTATGGAACGTTTGATTCACATCTGTTGCGACATGCCTCTCCGTGTTAGTTTCTGATGTGCCAACACCACCATCCAGACCAAACATCCGGGTTGTGGTGTTAGCTAGTGCTGCAGCTTTCATTTGATAGTATGCTTCCTTAGCTGTTGAAGAGGTCGTTGAGGTAACTTCGAAAAAGTCGAAAGCTACCGAAGCTAAGTTGAAATCACGCAAGTTTCGAATTCGTCCATATCGTGGCATATATCTTTCCTGCATGTTTCGCATCTCTATGTATACTTGTGCTGCGTCACTGAAGTGGTGCATGATTTGTCTCAGGGTTGGTTTAGCGTGTTGAATCATTGGTGCAATTGGATAAGATACCTGTTCATCACCATCCATCATAGTCCACACTCCCTGCAAATCCATTGAAGTTGAATTTTCAATACACCACACCATAAAGCCATTAAGCAAGATTTCCATTTCACTATCAGACTTCTCATAATCTTGCTTGATTTTATTGTACCACTCCTGGAATTGTTCTTGTGTTGCTCTAGTGTTTGATATGTCCTCCTGTCGTGGTTTGTATGTTGCAAGGTGATTGATGTTTATCACTGGCTTTCCTTTTATGTTTGGAAGTCTCATTGTTAGCATTCTCTGCTTTGGTCTGGGGACTTTAAAATTCCCGCTAGTTCCAGCATCAACATCTTTGTCCGGTGCTGTAACTATAGCTGTTTGTGCTCTATCAGATGATTGAAATTCCACACATGTGAAAGTACACGGATAATCCCCTTCATCTCTTTCATATAAATATTGTTCCAACTCATCACTGTTGGCATCAATGTCGAGATACAATTTCCTTAATGCTAATTCTGATATGTATGGCACCTTTCCTCGAGCTGCTAATTCAGTAAAAGGATACTGACTCGTTAGCCACATGTAGAATCTTCTAATGTTAACTAACAATTCATCGTAACCCCATGCTTCTATCATTGATGCCACTATTGCATTCAGTCTATCCTCATTTGTTTCAGCACGTGACCACTCTAGAATTGCAACTATACGTTCCGGGTCTAGCTTTGGTATAAAAGTCCCGTCCCTTTCAATGCCTCTGTGCGACATATATGAGAGTTCTTCTTTTATTCGTGTACGACTAGAGAAGTCGTATTTAAGTCCAAGATCTAAGAAATGTGAACTCATTGAGTCAAGCAGCCTTTCACAATCCGGTCGCACTGCAATTAATAAATCATCACCATTCGCAAAGTATTTTATCATGCTGTCTTGCTCCCCAAAGGTGACCCCCAGTTTAAGCAAGGTGTATTGCATGGTCATGATGACCATCAATGTGTTGTCCACCACCGTGGATGGTTGTCCGCTATTGTTGCCCTTATGCTTCTTTATGATGCTACCATCCGGGGTTGCAATTGGTGTATATATAATTTCTGTGTAATAGTTCCGAATCATCCGCTTCCCCACGCTCCAATTTTCCAAAAATTGCAATCTCAACCTAAGACAGGCATTGATTAAATATGGGGTTAAGGAACTATCGAATTGGCTCCCGTCTGCATCACAATATATCCAATCATTTGGGAGTGCTTTTAACAAACTATCCCATCCTTTATAGAACTTTGAAATCCCAACTGTCCATGGTCCTTTCAAATGTGCATCGTAAAACTGGTTGTTAAAATCATCCACACAGACTTTTCCGCCAAGTAGTGTGTCCAAAGGCGCTGCTGTGAACACTCTTGTTTTATTGGCGTGAACTTTCTCAATGGGTCGCAACTCAGCTTTCAGTGAGCCGTTCCAAATGCCAAATTTTCCTTTATACAGACGCTCGCAACTCGCAATGACGACTTCTTCAAAATCCTTAATAGTATAGCCCTCAAAGTAGTCACTTTTCTTTTGTCCGTACAAAGCGCCCGTTGCTGCTTTCATATTGAGGCTATCGACAATTGTTTGTGCATCCGTTATGTAATCGGTCGATTCAATTCCAGCCTTCCTCAGTATTTCTTCAACGTTCACAAGCGATCTTTCAAAGACTTGAGTGTCCACGTTTCCGACTTCTATTTCACTCGTGTACTTGGTGAAGTCCTTTACAAAGGCTAGTTTGTTCAGACAGCTTTTTCCATAGTGACCCATGAGAGGTCTGAAAAATTTCTCCATTTCCTCGTGCTCGCTTAAGAACATTTGAAAGTAAGGGCATTTACCTTTGACAACATGCTTCGTGATCAAATTTCCAGGCAACTTTCCAACAACCCTCAAGTTATGACAGAGATTTTGGGTCAGCCAGGTTTGGTGATCATCATTATCTTCTCTAGCTTGGCACATCACTTCTTGAACTAGTGTTGCTAAACTCTTCTTTGGTTGGAATGGGAATTCTGGTTTAAAATCTGGTAAATATAGCGTTCCCCATGTGACACTTTCATGATTGTATTGCCAGTTGCTATCCCAAATCTCATTTTCTTCCTTCAGCATGGTCTCCACGAAATTATCCGGAAAGGATGTGAAGAAATTCTCTTGAGTTCCACAGCCCCCAAGGTTGTGTATTCCGAGGACGCACAAGTCCTTCAGTGAAACAACTGGGAGTCCACATGATCCAGCTTTAGTAGAAATCCAGTGCTTCCAAAAGTGTGAGCCTGGACTAGGGTACACTGCGCTTTCTCCAGAGACTGTTGTGATGACCCTATCTGTTTTGTATTGTGCTCCCAGCATTACAACTTTCTCTGCTTTTCCGGGCTGTCTAAAGCTCAATCTTCTTGGTAATGGAGGATAATCCTTTGGCATTCTTATAACTATCAAATCTCGTCCAGCTGCTTGTCGAATTTTGATTGAATCAATTGATTTCACATTAAAAACCCCATGTTGGGTTACGACTCTCAATGAACCCATCTTCTTGAACAAATGTGCATTTGTGATGATATATGGACCATAACCAAGGCCAAAGACCGTGCTATCACCACTTGCATGATCAACTGTGAGTGAGCAAATGATTTCACCTATAGGATTGTAGTCGCGAGGACCACGGATCATTGTTTTTCCTTCAAACTCAACTGGTGAATATTCGTTTTTCTCCGGCACACTCTTCACTTCGATCACTCTAGGCTGCCCTGTTTGTCTATACGTTCCAGCCATTTCAGGATAACCCATGATGTTATGCGTTCTGTCACTTATAGCTAATGGCTCATGTCTGGTGAGATCAACTTGGAGTGCCTTACCCAACCTTTGACTTATAAAATAAGCCTTGATGCCATCTGATTTATTCGTTGAAACAACATCGATTTCATCGTTTGCAAGCTTTGACATTCTATCAGTGAATAACTGCTCTGACACTTCATCCATGCAAACCTCGTAAGGGTTATGATCATATGTAACTCCAGTTATTGGATCAAGAATACGAAGAATTTCATAGTCCTCGGGATCAAAATTATAGAAAGTTGTAAACTTTCTTGTCTTAGTACCCATTCCCCTAGTCTTACCTTTCTTCGGTTCTTTCTTTCTGTAGGCATCACCGAAATTTGCAGCTAACTCACTATCGTCACCAAATGCAGATTTGAGATGTTCCTTGAATCTTGCATTTTTAAATCGCAGCTTTCTATTGGCTTTTCCTTCTTGTGTTACTCGAATTGAATATGATCCTTTGAAGTATGTATATAGCATTGTTGCCCCTGCTGCAAGTGTTGATACGCAGACAACAACATCTTGAAGGATCTCCTTGCTCTTATATTTCCCTCTCAAATTGAGAGCTCGTGCAACATCTTCTCGAGATTGTTGATTAACGAGTGTGAGCCCACAATAATCCTGCAGATATTGCTCATCAAAGTTGGTTGGCGCCAATCTCGCATGCTCGATGATTTGTGCTTTCACACGTTCTAGAATTGCTATGTTTTCATGGCTAAAATCTTGCAGATATCTTTTCTTGAGTCTTTCAAAAATTGAGCACATACTAAATGATGATGCATTTATCGGACTCTCAGACATAGCTTGAAATGTCATAGCTTTACGGCGTTCCTCAGTTATCAGTTCTTCTATAAATCCCAGAGTTCGAGGTAACGCTTTTATGTCTGTTCTCAAGGTATATGCTGTTTGCTGTACACTTGATAGTGTGACTCTAATGGGTTCTCGATCCTTCTTGCACATTTGAACAACATTATGCAGCTGCTCGTAAACTTTGTCAGGAACTCCATTTACCAAGAAGGGAATCTTAACATGCCTTTCCATTGCCAAGCTCCTTCCAGTCATCATCTCATATTTATATGCTTCTATCCATTTTGTGACAACTCCGAAAGGGATTGCCTCCTTTGCAAGTCTGATTTCTGAATCTCTTAACTTGTATTGTTTTAGCACCGAATGCACTTCCGGATGCATCCTACCATAATGGTCGACAAGTTCGAGAGTGACAAGATATGGGATTTCAAAGTTGATTGCTGTCCGCACTTGACTTAATGTGCAATTTGCAAGTGAGCTAACAACAACGTTGCCCGTCATGACTGGCAAGTTGTGTGCGAAACAGAGCAAAGCAGCACCTGTTGCGCTCAGTTGTGGTATGTCAGCTAAGCCTTTTTCAGTATGCCCCACTCTCAGGACATGGCCTTTTGTGATCCTACCAACACGCCCCATTCTTTGGATTCTTTCTCCGTATGAAATTGGCTGCTTTTTATATACGATCATTCGATTGTCACAGTCCAACTCAGGGACGATCTTCTTTCCAAAGTCTACAACAACATCAATGTCCAATGTGACACCATTCTCAATTATGTTTGTTGCAACAATGAAATGTGGTTGGTTTTTGCTCCCACAAGTTTGAATCTTTGTGTCACCAGCTTTCATTGTTCTTCCATCAACTTTTGTCACTTTATAACCTTTTCCTATCAAAAGATTAGATAAAGCGTCAACCTCATTGTAGCTCGCCACATAAATTAGGATGTTACAACCTCTTGAAACAACGCATGCATTCGAGCCTGTTGACTGTTGTTTAACAAAGTCATCGAATGATAAGTTGGATTCAATGTTAACAGTTACTTCATGCTGTGTTTGGAAATCTGATTCCTGACCGGGTGGCGTTGCTGACACTTTCAAGATTTTCCCACCATATTCAACACTATTCAGCAATGAATACAAAGCCATACCATGTTCATCAACTACGTGGCATTCATCAAAAATGATATAATCGTATGTTGAAATCAGTTGGTGGTTGTTGGCTAGTAGTTGAAATGCAAACCCTGTTGTCATGATCGAAATTGCACTAGATCCAAAAATGGATTTGTTTCGCATCCTCATTGTTGGTCGTGCATGGAATGGTGAACTTGAGATTTGTGCTGTTACATTCTCAGTTAGTGGACGTGTTGGCTCAACAAGTAAGACAGATCCTTTCTTGCTCAAGTAATATGGCAATCCTGTTGATTTCCCTGATCCAACAGCGCCTCTAACAAGAAACTCTCTAGATGTTGTGTTATTGTGTATGTTGTTAACACACTCAACACACTTCTCCCTTGTGAATTCAATAAATGTGCCACCAGTCCTATAATGTGGAACAACTCTCCCAAATGTAACTTGACGATCCCAAAATTTTTCAAATGTATCTTCTTTGTACACTGGATCGTCCCCTTGCTCGTGCTTCAACTCGAAATCAACAGTCATCTTCTTATCAAGTAATTCATCCTTTATGTCGTCAAGACTCTGTTGTTGCACCATTTGGCCTAGGCCTGAAAAAACTCCTTTGCATTTCATTAGTGTTCTAAAGAGTGCATCACTCCGCTCTTGATCGAACAGCATTAAAAGAAGTGTTGAGAACGCTATTATCTGCTCGATTTTCTTCGTTGTTGTATCATTACTGTACTGCTGTTGCACTTCAGTGTGTGTATACCAATTGAATGCTTCTTTGTCATTTGATTCCAAATATGATAAAAATTCAGCGTGATTTGGTTTCTTCCCAAGTTCAAACTCACAGGCATTGTATGCAAGGTTTAGCCGCTTCTCAAAGGTGATGCTTTCCTCACTTGCTTTTAATAATTTGTATTGCTGGTTTTCAACCAAAACTCTATTTACAAAACCGAAAATTTCAAATAAAATGGTTAGAACTACCATCATATTAATCAAGCTAACTAGATCTGGAACCAGCTTTTTAATACTGTACAAGAATATATTACAAAATTTTGCCTCCACGAAATGCTTCATGTTACTTACCTTTCTTCTGCAGGCAAGTGCAAAACTCTTGACTGTACTGCTCATCATATCCATATGCCTTCCAGCTGACTGCGCGTAAGTTTCTTTGGTAATTTTCAATGTTGTTGGACTTACATGCTTTATGCGATGCATGGATGATTGTGTGCACCAGAGCTTGTACAAACATTTTTCCAATAAGCTCAATTCTTGCCAAAGCTGATCTTCTAGATTTGCATAGAATTCCTCTTTTTTCCTGAGCATATAATCACAGCTGCTGTTCCATCCGTTATTGTTTAAGGATTCATCTGTTGATTTTCTAGCAACCATGATCTGAATCATCTCATTCACAAACTTGTATGAACTACCACGTCTATGGATGTTCATAATTTTGTGTTCAATTTGGAATGCTGCAGTGTGCATAAACTCAATTTGGTGAGTTAAAGCTTGAGCACACGATACTTTCTTTCCAAGCAACTCAAGAATTGCAGCTATTGAAGCCATGTTTTCGTCTCGTTCAATCAACAGCATTATGGCATGTTCAAAGTGTCCATTCGTGTGTAACCGTATCAGAGTTTTGACAGAAACCAGTGACATACAGAGTAAGATTGGTTCTGTGAGCAGAAGATTTTCAAATTTATCCTTACAGAATGAAGCTCTAACCAATCGTTTAAATAAGCTTGTCTCCGACTGCTCTGGAATCAAATTACTGCTCGAAGCCACTGGTCGCGCTGCTGGTGTTGCTGGCAAACTGCTCAATGCGTCAAAAAAATTTTCAGGATCACCTCCAACGTTGTAGTCTTTGAGCTCGCCTCCAAGATCACTACGCGCAAAGAGCATTAGCTGCGAAACCGTGTTCATTTTAAGCATGTGGTAATGAACGCTAGCTGACCCATATGAATCAACTATGTGCATTGTTTTGTATTTGTGATCAACGAGAATCACAGGTAACTCTGCTTGTGATAACATCGGATATAAAGCACAGATATAGATGCACATAACTGCCAACGTCTTCATAGTTGGCCAAGTTCCAAGAACTGGTATAATCTGATCTCTAACCATTTTTGTAAAATCTTTTGCATCTGATTCCGGTAGATGCAGCATCATGGATAGAAATATGTACAAATAACAGTATCCATCCTTCACAATCATAAGTTTCTCATCCTTAGTTGGCACATTCACATATTTGGCGTCACCAGTATTTCCAATCACCAAATGGTTTTTAATTGGTAGGAAGAATTGCGAGAATGCTGGTGTCTTATCATCCAGAGTAACACAACAGCATGGATATAAATAATTCCCATAAGATGTTGTTATACATGATTTTGTTATGGATAGCCTTTCTATACAGTATGCTTCCATTGCTTTCTGCATTCTCTCAACGTTTGTGCTGATGATAAGATTCTTAATTGCCAAAATCCTGTCCCCTCTGATGTGCTTCCTTACTTGCAGCTTACTATAATCAGTGCCGGGTTCAATTTGTTGAAAGAACTCTGCGTAGAACCGTTTACAATGGTACGCCTTCGATTTCCAATCATACAATCCATCTTCATTCAACATTTTGTCATTCATCAATGCGAGATTAAGATGGCTTTTGGCTGACACTTTATTCCTGAAAGTTGATGTTTCACCGCTTCGAATATTTTCAGTTCGATTTTGAAACCACCTGATAACTTCTATGGCTTCCTTCATAGCATTGTCAACATCTTGTTGTTTGCATGTATTCCCTTTGGCTATGTATTCGACAATTTTCTTCATGTGCTTTTCAGGATCTTCGTTGAGATTTGTCGACATGCGTATCGCTTCTGCTGTCACACAAACATTCGCAACATAGCGTGGTTGGGCATTGATTAAAGCAAGGCTGCGATTGACGATTCTTGCTCTGTTATCATCAATTGCGCGGATTGCTTCATCCCACTTACTATCATTGATCCATTCCTGAAGTTGATCATCGCTTAGCTCTAATGATTCCTTAACACAATCCTTACAAGTTGTTAAGTTCATCTTTGTAAGGCGCTGGAGAGCCAATCCACACAGTTCACCGACTGTCTCAACATCACAGTTTCGCTCACACTTATGAATGTGTGATTCTTGTGCGAATCTCTTAAAACCTTTGTTCAATCCATCCCAGAATTTGTCTTTTATTGAATTGTTTGAACAGTGTGTCATTTGTTTTGCATCACTCATGCTAATGTATTTATCCGCCCACACTAGCTCGCCTTCTTGATGTCCCCTTAGAATATGCAAGCTCGTGCCATCATTTTCTTGCACCTGTACAACTAACCCACTATCACCTGGAATTGGATTAGTGAGTTTGTGTGCTTTTTCAACCATTGCTTTCCGCTCAGCAATTTTAAGTAGATGCAACGTTAAATTATCAATGTAGCAATCAACAGGAACAATTTTTCCACGTTCATGGTTTGTTTCGACAAACAGACGTGTTCCAAACCTGGTCTTCTTCACGCGGAGGATGTTGCACCTTTTGTTGATGCAACAAACTTCTACGGCTCCTTTTGCGCGTTTTGCGCAATTCATCACAAAGTTTGTGAGTGATTCCAGCGTCCCATCACTCACACTAATTGCTCGCTGCATTCTCTTAGCGGTTTTTTGTTTCTTGCTCCGCGCCAATGGAAGCTTCGAAATTAGCTCAGTGTGAGCTTTATCTTCCACACTTATATTACTCACTATTTTATCAACAATGTGTTCTCTTTCTAACGGAATAATTTTCTTACTAACTACACACCTCTTAACACTCTTAGTAGGTTTTTTTGGTTTTTGATTTTTAAAATACTTATTAACATACTTAATATTACTAGGGCTCAAAGCTTTGGCCGCTGTTATTTCATCTAGTTTGGCAAAACACTTATCAAGATTACTTTGCCGCTCCTGGAGTGCTACCTGTGATGCCAACCTTGCACGTTCAAAAATGAACTGTGCGCGATTATTGCACAGGATGGGAATTGTTCCTACGAAAATCGCCATTTCAGAAAACTTAAGAATTTAAAGCTTTGAGAGAAGAAATTCAGAAAGGGATTCCACTACAAGCTATATCAAAGAGTCTGAAAGAGCAGATCGCAAGAAAGCTGAAAGTTTGTTTGATTGCGTTTGATTCGTATGTCTGTGTATGGGCGGCTCAGGAC